ACAAATACCCCTACCAACGTTACAAGAATGATACTGTATACATATACAGTAGTAAACAGGTGTTTTTGCGAGCTATTTGTTTCGCGAATAGGATCACGCCATACGTGCCTTTGCCGATTTCTGACACTTCAATTTGGAAAATCAAAAACTCGTCGCCATATTCCCCACATCTAAGTTCAAGTCAGTTCCCTTTTCACTTTGCGCTTTCTCAATCGCGACTGGTTTATCTGACTTGATGGTCAATGACACTTCAGATTTACTTTTAATGGTTTGGTTACCCAGTGGGCTATATGCTGTATTTTGCTTGGTAGATTTGAATCCGCCAGCTTGATAAGCATGGGGCCCTTGTTCGGTTTGACTACCCAACGAACCATACGCTGCGTCCTGCCTAACAGGCTCAACGCCACCTGCTTGATAAGCATAATAACCTTGCTCGGTTTGGGTTCGCTCAGTTCGGTTTTGGGTTTCATTGGTCGTAATGCCAAGCGTCGCGCTCTTGTCTTCAATACGGTTGAGTTTAGCGGCTAAGTTATCGACTTCTTGGCCAGCTTCATCAGTTTGAATTTTCCACCCATCGGGGATAAGCGCATCCGGCAGCTTGTTGATTAGGGCTTTGAATTTATCCCATAACCAACCAATGCCGTCACCAATCCATTTAATGACTTTATCTAAACCAATGAACTTATCGATTAAATAAGTAATCGCGATTACCGCAGCAGCAACAGCAGCCACCATGAGCCCTATTGGGTTTGCCAGAACAGCCGCATTTAAAGCTATAAGAGCCACTTTTAGAATGGCGACCGTCGCCAAAATCCCTTTGAAGTTTTGCGCTAACCAAATAAGCCCTTTCCCTAGCAGTTCAAAGCCTTGATAAAGGCCGTCTACGGTTTGGATAAGCTTTTCGATGAAGTCGGTTCGCCAGGCTGCGTTCTTAAACTTCTCAGAAAACTGGGTGAATGCTTTGGTCGCTTTTTCCATGATGGGTGCAAGTGCTGCAAACTTCATAGAGCGGACGCTTTCTTCGATTTTTTGCAGAGCATCATTGTAGGCTTCCGCTTTTGCGGCATCTTCTGCAGTCGCACCTCCACCCAATGCATTTAGTTCTTTTCTTGCTGCCGTTAACCCTTCAGTGCCTTCACGCAACATGATCAGCATTTTGCGACCGTCTTGTCCAAAGGCCGCATCGGCAAAGGCCATTTGTTCTTGCGGTGTTTCAAGCTGAGAGAACTCTTCAAGGAGCATTTCATAAGCCTGCTTGGTGTCTTTCGCTCCTTGTAAGTCTTTATGCAGCGCGTTCTCACTCTTCTTGAGGTAAGAGCCTAACGCACCTGAACCCGTTTTTTGCAGCACGCCAAGTCGTTTGGTAAAGCGAAGCATTGAGTTAGACAGTGCGTCAGAGCTTACCCCCGCATGTTCAGCCTGGGACTGCATGGCTTGAAGTTCTTCAATAGGTAATTTTAGGGTCGCCGATGTCTTTGCCAGGTTGTCCATTTCACCTGCAGCGCCATTCACTTGTGTCACTAACCCTGCAAAGCTTAAACCACTTAACAGCGCCGCTCCTTTTCCTGCCGCTGCAGCGCCGACTTTAGGAAACTTGATGGAACGGTTCAGCTTTTGAATCGGGCTCATGACTCCTTGTAAGGTGGTATAACGCTTACTGAGTCTTTCTATCTCCTTACCGTGTTTCTTATAACTTCGATTCAGTCGGTCGTACTCATCATCGAGATTTCCCGTATTCACGCCTGTCTTTTTTAATTGGGTGTCGAGCTTCTCTAAATGGGATTTGTAACCCTCTTGCTCGGTGTTCAGTTTGCTCAACTTAGCTTGTTGCTTTGTGATTTTCTCCGTTAGCGCCGCACTTGGGGATTCAACGCCTGCCGCTTTTACTTTTAACTCTTCAAGCTTCTCACTGACCGCAGCAACAGCAATGGCACTCTTATTCATCGCTTTCCGGGAGCTTTTGAACGAATCAATCATCCCCATTGCGGCAGAGTCATCAGCCTGTGTCTTTTGTACTTTCTTAATGGACTTGGCGTAATGATCACTCTCGCCACTCATACCTTTGAGAACGGCCGAAGTTTTATCTTTCATATCCATGAGAACAGACAGTTTCATTTTCATTCTGGATAGCCTTTTGTTGATACAAAAAAAGAGAGCTTATTCGCTCTCTTGTGGTGTTTGTTCGTGCCTTTGTCTGGCCAGCTCTCGAAACAGTAATAGATCGTCGTAGCTGAGTTTGTCTATTTCGCTTGGCGGCCAATGGAACACAAGGGCGATATCTGCGTAATAGTCTTCAACTCGCTCTATTACTATTCCGTCGCGACGAAAAAAGAGGCAAGCGTCGTGAGCAAAGGCGCCCAGTTCTCTGGAGGCATGTTGATAATGTCACGCTCGTTCAAGCAAGAGATTCGAGGTAATAGGGTTTGTCCTGCTTCAAACTTCATTCCGCACACATCTATCAAACTCAACCCTCGCAAATGCCCAGAGTGTGGCTTACTGATATCAATATGTGTAAGCGCTTTGCCGTCTTTTTCAATAGGCGAGGCCAGTTCAGCGACCTTGATTTGTGACTCGTCTTTAATGGGGTTGGTCATAACCAAGCTCCTTTTGTAATGCTTCTAGTTTCTTCTTCACGCCGCCTTTCTGTGGGTCTAGTTTCATCACTATCTCAAACAGGTTGTGCGCCTTTTCTTTTTCGCCAGCTTCAAGGTGCCAGTCACCGACTAGGCGGAACATCTTCACTTTGAGTGGGGCGTTGGTAGCAAGCTCCCCCGCCAGTAAATCATTTACGGCTTTAAGCAGGTATTCGCGCTTGTACTCTCTCTTGTCGGTGTGCGCTTTGTGCGTGTACTTAAATACGTAACCACAGAAGCCCGTTTGACCGTTCTCTTTGAAATTAGCCGGTGTTTCTAACCCGCAATCAATGGCCGCTCGAAAGTCATCGTGGATCTCTTCAAACTTGCCAAGGTCGAAGTGCCACATATAAAAGCACCACATAACATCAAGGTTGCCGTAGTCGCCTTTGTGGGTAACCAGTAGCTTTTCAACCAGCGGGCGGTACTTGTTAATGAGCTCTTGTTTGTACGGGTCTTTCTCTTTTGAACCAGACAAAGTACGCAAGCGGCTTTGGTCTTGCTTAAACACGTTCTGTGTTTCTTCCCAGGGTTTATCAGCAAAAGCAGTACGAACTGATTGGCTCAATGCTGACTCGCTAATTGCGCCAACATCGTTGAGAAGGTCGACACTGTCGGTAGCTTCAAAGGTTTCAACCGTTAATGGTTTGTCCTTCAGTGCCTCTCGTTTCATCAGTATGGATATCATGGTATTGCTCCTTACTGCGGGATGAGCTCGTCACCGTTGAAGACCACTTCAAGCTTCCCATCTTTGACTGATACGCTAAGCGGGTCGGCTGTCCATGCGCCTTTCAAGGTGTAAGCGCGGTTTGTGTTTGTTTCTAGGGTGATATCTTCACCCACAAAATCAGCGATGGCTTTTTCATCGGTGTCTTGAGCGTGAATGATGGTGCACTTAATAGATGGCGCTTCTGTGTACTCCTCAGAGAAGCCAAGCGGACCATCATCCCCCATTCTCGTTTCGCGCTTTAAGTTACCAAAGCCAATTTCAGCGCCTTCTTGGATCGGTAGTCGACCTAATGAGCCTGCGTTAAGGACGGCACGGCTAGTAATTTTTGTTGCCATAACTTACTTCCTAAATTGAATTTTGCCTGCAACGATAATCAAACCGTTGACGAACTGCGGTGAATCTTGGTAGTTGACGCGCTGCTTGTTGGTTTTATCAAGCTCGACAATGAGCGACTTTTTGTAACCATCGAAATCTTGCACGATGCCTTGGTATTCCAGATCTCGATACAAGGTCAACAGTTTGGCCTTGAACATGGTCGGCGTAACAATCGGCTGACCTTTGGCGAACTTGGTGCCGTCTTTCGCAACTTTATGGCGAGGGTAGACACTTAAGATCAACGAGCGCTGTTTCTGACGGAAGTACATGGCGGTTGCAGGTGTCATGGCATCGAGGTAACTGTTGTCTGTTACGCCAGCTGCGTTTTCGGTGTAAGCCGTAACGGCACGCTCTATTAACACTTCATTCGCTGAGTTCACCGTGTAGGTACTCAAGCCTTCATACAAAAAGAGGTTGCGCTCAGCCCAATCCCACTCTTGCGTTGCCAGTGAGTAAACACCGTTTAACTTGAGTGTTTGTAACGGCCTGCAAGGGTCGATGGCTAATGACGGGGCGATTTGACCTACCCACGCACCAATGGCTTTTGCATCTGACAACGCTTGGTCTTTAGAATCACCAAAGTTGTTGATTGGCAGGAAGTTGATTAGCGGGCAGTTGCTCTTCGCTGAAAAGGTGATGAGCTCGGCGTGCGTGCCTTTCTTCGGTAGATACGCAATACCTGGCACTTGTTCTAATGCTGTATAACGGTTTTCAAGAAAGGTACCCAATTCGCGAATGGTAGTGTCGTCATTCAATGAGCACATGATGTGGTGGTATTGCGTGTCACCTAGCGCGGCCAATGCACTTGCGGTATCACCACTATCAACACTAATCGCAAAGATAGGCATGGTTTTATCTTGCTTGCGGAAGTAGGTGATCATTTCCACGATGTCACTATTAGCACCAAACGAGTCTGCCGCTTTTGTCTCATCCATACAAAGCGTGACTTTATTGTGAGCGACCTTTGCACCACTGACCGCATTACCGATCGCCAAAACAACTTGCAAGTCTTCTGCGCTGTTTGCCAGGCTATTATCAATTTCAATGTAGACACCGGGAACGCGAGCGGTGCTTGGTACTTCAGCAAAACCAATACTCATTATTTAGTTTCCTTCTTGGCTGTGGGCTTGGCTGTTTTGTCGATATCCACGACACTTTCTTCAGCGAGTCGACGTAGCCAGTAAGCGTTGCGAGGTTTTTCTTCACCTGCAGCTTTCAATGGCTTTCGGGTAATCGGGTCTTTCACGATCAAGTCTTTAGTTGCGGGCTTAATCTTGAAGGTGGGTACTTTGGGTTTATTTACTTGTTTATCCATTACGCTGCATCCTCTAGTGCAAAGTGTTCCGCTGCCATGGCGAGTAGCTCTCGCTCTAGAGCAGGTGTCCAACCAATGAAGGTTCGTTTGGGCATTTGATAATTGCGCTTGGTTCTTACGCCGCCTGTCCATTGACCTGTTTTGCTGTTGTAGTGGCCATTAATGCGAGTCGTGAATGACACTTGAGAGCCTTGGTTGTGCTCTTGGCCGATGCGACCAGCGACGCCTTTTAGGCCAATCTCAAAGCTATCTTCTGTTACGTGAGTTCTTAATGCCTTACCAAAACCGAGCAGCATGTTTTTATTGTTAACGGTGTTCTGCGCTTGAGTGCCGTCCCATAGTTGGGTTGTCTTTCGCCGCGTTCGGCCTTGGTACGGGTTGTTATCAATATCTCGCTGAGCGCGAATTTGCTGACGAAAGAACTGCCGTGCTCGGTTGGCCATTCGTTTATTAAGCTCAAACTTATCACTGGCCGTAAGCACTAAACTTTCCACAACTTGAGTCAGTTGTTCAGGCGTCGCGAGTGTTAATTCACTCATGGCAAATCACCTAAGTGGCCGACAAAGTGGACCAATTCACCGAGTTGGTCTTCATCGGCTCGCGCCTCAAAACCACTGACACATTCATAACGGGTATCACCTTGCTTCCAATTTCCTTGTTCGCTTTCTTGAAGGTCGAACTCTTCACGAATATCAATTTTCAGCTTGAGATCAAACGCGCCTTTATCGAGAGGCTCTAGCGCGAACGTCGGCATGGGTAAGCCTTTTTCTGCTCGCTCTGGGTCGAACTTATTAAGCCAGCTGACTAAATGCATAAACAAAACTTGCGGCTCTAACTTGGCGTTTTGCAAGAAAACGATGGCGGTGTATTCAATTTCAAATCCATCGACAAAAGCACCTTGTCCACAAAATAAAGCGCCATCCTCCGCCCACACATCCATTTTGGCCGCGTCTGTCACATGGCTTTTGAATAAATCCGTTAAGCTTTGCAGTGCTTTCATTACACTCTCTCGAAGCAGTAGGTTTCTTCTGCGTGAATTAATATGTCTACCGCTTGGCGGTACTGCACTTCGCACTCTTCTTTCTTACTGGTGAGTGCTTCTTGTCTGTCTGCAGCATCGGCGGTTGCGTCACCACTCATTTGCACGCTAATCAGTTGAGCGGCGGTTAGTGCGAACACGGCCTGCTTGTAAAGTGTTTCGGCCGAGTCGTCATCACCAAAGCGCTTTTGGGATAACGCTGTCAAACTAGCAAAAGGCACTAAGGTGTCTTTAAGCTCAGAATGCACTTTGATGCGTGACACCTTCGCGTGATGCAGAATGCCTGCCTCTGTCTCATTGCTTTGGAAATGGTACAGAGACTGAAACTCTGAAATTTTCAGTACTGGGTATTTGCCCGTTGCTGGCAACTGAGATTGATACGGTTTGTTTTTGTTGCCGACAAATTCCATGATTTATCCTTGTTGGGTTAGGGAATGCAGGCCGACAATCGCGAATAACAGTTAGCACCAAAGCGCACCTGAAATAGCAATAGAGCCTGCATTGAGGGGGTGTTAGTGTTTAGCGGTTGGTTTAATACCAACCCCCGTTAATCCATAGCTTCACGTTCTTGAACTCGATCGCTGCAGCTTTACCTAGCTCTTCAATCACGTAAGCCATGTTCATCGACTCAAAGTTTTCAATTTGGTCTTTGGCGTCGTTCTTCTTACCAACAGAGCGACGAATAGAATCTGTTTGAATGTAGATGGATAGATTGTCGTAACTGGTGACCATGATGCCCGTTGAAGGAAAGCCTGGTACTTTCACAGCAGGCAGACCGCCATAAGAGCCAATGACTTGCAGCTCTTGGATTTTGCCTTTTTCGCTTGGCGTATTACCGTGCGCTTCGTAGAACTTGGCTTTGTCATAGCCAAGTAAGTCAGAGCCAATGATTGCAACTAAGTTACTGTCATCTTCACAAGCAGGGTGAAGCAGCGTTTTTACATTCAATACCGCTAGATCAAGGTTAACGAAATCGCCTTTCTCTTTACCTACTGAACCATCACCGCCTTCACCGATACGAATGACGCTAGAGCCATCAACGATTTCTGAAATCAGACGAGCTGCATTGTGAGCACGCATGGCTTGATACCAGCCAATATTAACGTCTTCACCATGTGGGGATGTCTTACGGTTGGTTGTCTTCTCGACTCGTTCGCCATACCAACCAATGGTGACTTTATTTGAATCAATTTGCTTACGAGTTTCAGTGGACAGGATTCTGCTGAAGTTTTTATCATGCGCCCAAGCGTCAACCTTCTCGTAACGAACTGCAGTATCAAAATTGGTTTGTTCACACATGTATGGCATTGAGTCAGTGCTTGAATGATCTTGAGGTTTACGCTCACCATCACCAGAGGTATCGGTACGGCTAGCAATCATGCCTGTTACACCAAGGCCAATTGCTTCACCTTTTTGGTGCTTAACCGGTACGATGTTGACCTTTCCTAAGAACCAACTCCCCTCTCGGATTTGCGCAATAATCTTTTGTGCGCCATTGGGTGTGACATTGAACTTTTGAGTCGCATCAGTAACATCATTTTGTTCACCGACTTTCTTGATGTAAGCACTCAGTTTTACTTCTGTATTTCTTTCCATTGTTCTGCCTATTTGAATTCGTAAATGGGTGAGCAAGAATGCCTTATAGGTATTGCTCTTCTTCGCCGTCTTGACCTGCTAACTGGCGCTGCTCTTCATCGGTTAGCTTGCTGAGCTTTTCGATTTGACCTGTTAGGCTTTCTACCTGTGACGAAAGAGTCTCGACTTGACCTTTCAGCTCAGTCACTTCAGCACCTTCTTCGACTTCAGGTTCTTGCGGCTGACCATTGGTGTTGAGCTTTTCAACTTGCTCACTTAACTGGCTTAGTTGCTGCTGATTCTCTTTGCCTTGCTCAATGCTTTGCTTGAGTAGCTCTTCAAGTTCTTTACTCATGTCGTCGTCTTCCTGTTGTTGTGAGAGCTGCTCAAGTTCACTTTCGCCCTTAAGCCAGCGTTTAAATGTATTGAACATCGAGGCTTCTTCTTCCTCGGTGCTTTTAGAGAGTTGTTCCAAGGTGATTTGAAAGCTCGTTGGGACACACGCTTTATCTTTGCTGTTAGCCGACAATTGAATCTGTGTCGTACCTAACGATGCAGGCTCATCAGTCAGGGCCAATCCAGTCAGGTAGGCTTTCCCTGTGTCTGCAAACTTTTCATAGAACTCACATGAGGTATGTAAAAGCTGGCCTTGCTCAGCCATACGTAAAAGCATTGAGTTTGGTTTCAGTACTGCGAATAGCTTGTCTTCTTTCTTTTCTACAGATAGGACTGAGCCATACTTGTTGCTCCACGGGTAATGGTCTGCATTGATTCGAGCTGTATAGACTTCTGGGTTGTAAGTTTCTGCAATCTCATCAATGATTTTTTGCTCAATGACTCGACCATCAATAGTTGCTCCTGCCTGTAAAATACAAATTAGCTCTGATTGGAACATGCCTAAACTCTCCTAAATTCGATGATTCCAATTTACCCAATGCCTCCGCCTTTTTGTATTTGTCCTAGTTCTAAACGCTTGATATAGAAATCGTTCAAGCTGAGTAATCACAAGCGCTGTAGCACTATGCAAACATGGAAAATAATGTTGTTAGCGAACCGCTATATACCGCCGACCAAACGAAAGCTTTGGGACTGTTTTTACGCCAACGTAAGCCTGCTGAAATTGCAGAAGCGGTTAGCGTAGCCACACGCACGGTTCAAAAATGGATAACTCAGTTTGATTGGAAAACGCTGAGGGATGACGCGCCTGTCGAACTAATGATGAGACAGCGCATTGCTTACTTGATGTGGGTTGACGAAAAGCTTGAGAGCCAAGAGCGTGAGCTCAAAATGTTGCTCGAACAGCAATTCAAACGTGATGAAGCAGAGCAAAGGCGCAACCGACCAGCTGGCCGAAGTGATGGTGAGCAAAAGCGTGGGCGTAAGTCGAATAAGGTGAAGAACGATGTTTCCCACATCACCAAAGAGATGTTGGACGAGTATCGCGAGAAAACCTTTTTCGAATACCAAAAGGAAATTCACGGCCATAAACAAAACGATGAGATCAATGAAGTGCGCTTTTATCTTAAGTCGCGCCAGATTGGTCTTACGTTCTATTTTGCCTTTGAGGCGTTTGAAGATGCGGTGCTGACTGGCGACAACCAGGTGTTTATCTCTGCGTCGAAAAAGCAGTCTTATATCTTCAAAAACTATATTCGTAAATTTGCGCTAGAGATTGGCGAAGTTGACCTAAAAGGTAAGGACGACATCGAGTTAAGCAACGGTGCAAAACTTGGTTTTATGTCGACCAACGTGGCGACTTCTCAAGGTTTTAACGGCCACATGTATTGGGATGAAGTGTTTTGGATCCCTCGCTTTGCTGAATTGGATGATTATGCAGGCGGTATGTCGATTCAGGCGCAGTTTCGCACCACTTACATTTCAACACCTTCCACCATGGCACATGAAGCCTACCCGAAATGGCAAGGCAAGAAAGAGCACGGCATTGATATCAGCCACAAGGCACTTAAAGCCGGCGCTTTAGGTGTTGATTTTATCTTCCGTCAAATGATCACGGTTGATGATGCGATTAAGAAGGGCGCGACCTTCTTCAACATGGATAAGCTTAAGCGTAAGTATCCGGTTAAAGAGATTTTCGACAACCTGCTGCGTTGTAAGTTTTTGGATGACAGCGCTTCATTCTTCTCATTGAAAGCACTACTGGCCTGTAAAGCCGATACGTCACTGTGGAAAGATGTCGACCACGAGAAAGCTAAACCAGTGGGCAATGCAGAGGTTTTGGTCGGTTATGACCCAAGAGGCGGCGGAACGGGTGAAAGTGCCGATGATGCAGGCTTAGTGGTGGCGTTGAAACCTAAACGCAAAGGCGGCGTATTCCGACTGATTGAACGAGTGCGCCTTAAAGGTTCTAGCTATGAGCAACAGGCTGACACCATTCGCAGCATTACCGATAAATACAATGTGGTGTACATGGCGATGGATACCAGTGGCGTAGGCTCTGCGGTTGCTGAGCTTGTTCGCAAGTTTTATCCCGCTTTGGTTGAGTTGGATTACTCACCCGAAGTGAAACGATTGATGGCGTACAAATCACGAGAAATCATTAACAGTGGCCGCTTACAGTTTGAAGCAGAGTGGGATGATCTCGTTCACTCATTCTTAATGATTCGCCAGCAAACCACCAAAGTAAGTAACCAAATTACCTTTACTTCCAACCGCAGCAAAATTGGCTCTCATGCGGATTTAGCCTGGGCGTCTATGCACGTTTTGCGTTGGGAGCCGATTGATATTAATAACGACACCGACACCACTGTCGAGTTCTTCTAGCCTAATTTTTGGAGAGACCAAGTGATAGAGATTGAATTTTCTAAACCCGTGAGCGTGATGAACAGCGACATTCTCAGTTATTTAGAAGTGGCGTTGGTTGATGGTTTATACGAACCCCCGATCGCCTTAGATACGCTAGCCAAAGCACTGCGCACCAACCCGATGCATTCGAGTGCGATTGAGTTTAAGCGCAATACGTTAATGCATGCCATTGCGCTGAGTGGGCTGCTTTCACGCCAAGATGCAAAGCGCTTTATTCAAGACTACCTCACTTTTGGTGGGGCTCACCTTCAGGTGATTCGGGATTATAGAGGTTTAGGCGAAGTCGTTAAGCTCAAGCACTTACCGACACTTTACATGCGTAGGCGTGAAGACTTGGGTTGGTCGTATAAGCCAAGAGCTTACGATGATGATGGCCGTATCGACTACAAACATAATCAAGTGTTCTATTTAGGTGATTATGACGTTGCTCAAGAACTGTATGGTTTGCCGAGTCACATTAGCTCTTTGACCTCTATTTGGCTGAACGATGATGCTACCTTGTTTCGTCGCCAGTATTACCGTAACGGTAACCATGCTGGCTACTTGCTGTATATGAACGAGCCTTCGATGACTGAGAAGCAAGAAAAGGCAATCAAGAAGCAGCTGCAAGCTCAAGAAGGCATGGCGTTTAAAAACCTGTTTGTGAATGCCAAAGGTAAAGACACCAAAGCCCCAGAGCTCAAGCCGATTGGTCAAGTTGAAGCCAAAGATTCTTACCGCGATGTGAAGAACCAAACCATGAATGAGGTGCTTTCGGTTCACCGTGTGCCAATCGAGTTAATGAGCATTCGACGCGAGAGTATTACGTCACTGGATTTGAATAAGGTGGATTGGCTGTTCCACAAGAACGAACTGCTGCCACTGATTGATATGATGCAAGAGCTGAATGATTTTGTGGGGCAACAGGTTATTACCCCTAAAGAATATAAACGTTTGGAACTCTAGTTTTTATATTCTGTTTTTTCCTTGCCGCACATTGAACAACGAAGCTTAACCTCTTGAATCTCTCCGTGGCATATCCATTTAGAACCTATCTCACGGTAGCAATGGCTTTTAGGTAGATCCCAATTGGTTAAACATGGAACGAATTTGTAGCATAGAACGAGAAATAACAGTAAAAGAAAAAGTAATTCCAAGTGGTTAATAATTATAAACATAGTGATTTCTAGTAATTCGAACATACGGAGGTCTCTTTTGGGAACACTCTAAATATGACATTTAGGTGTATATGGAACAACCAATGAATTAATGGATTAGATCATCATTAGTTCATCTGAGCTTTTATCCATGTTTGTAGCGATAAGAGCTTCTGAGCATTTTCAGCACAGGTTTGTAAGTTCGCCACATCTTCCGCTAAGACTTCGGCGTCTCGCTCGTAACCTGTAGCGGTTTTGGTGGCACCATCAGGGACGGTGGAGGGTTGCTGAATACCGATTGTTCTATTATGCGCTCGCACTGATTGGGCGCGGATGTGCATCCAGTCAGGATCATTAACAACGCACTGCTTATCATTGTTCTTTTGAGCATACTTGATCACCTCTTTTTCAATCTCTCGAAACTCAATTCGAATATCAGGGTTTTGGTTCGCGAGCTTTACAGCGAGCAGAAAAGCCTCGTTTTGTTTTTGCTCTACTTTTCCCCAGAGTATGTTTTGCGCTTTGAGTGCTTTGGCTTCGGTAGTTGTTACGCCGTAGTCATAAGAACAATAAGCGACACCGCTAAGAACGGAAGCAAAGGCAATGGCTTTAAATAGAGTTAGATATTGGGTCAACATGATCACCACCCATTCAAACAGACGTGTTGTTCTGTTGCTCGTCGTTTAGGAATACCGGCACAGTTACTTTGCTTGAGTCGGCAGTCTTTACCATTCACAAACACCCACCTTGGGTATTCGTTACAAGCGCCTTGATGATCACCTTGGTTAAACTTCTTCAATAAGGTGGAGCGTGTGAAGTTACCTGCACCAAGGTTAAAGACAAAACTCACCATCATGTCGTACTCGCTCTGGCTAGCGGTTTGGGTGATGTGTTTGTTTACCACTTGTTCGGCAGCTGAGATATCTTCAACAAAATACTCAGCCGCTTGTTGCTCGGTTAACACTATCTGTGGTGTAACACCGCTTGTATGACCAAGCCCCGCAGTCCACACATCTGCACTGCATTGGTAGGGCTTCAGCCTACAGCCTTCTTCATTCGCGACATGGCTAAGGCCGTTCTCACTGATTATTAGCTTTGAATCAATAGTAAAGACAATGGCAAGCACGGAAGCCACAGAACACACCACCGCCTGTATTGCTTTGGTTTTTAGGCTCATGCTGAACCCTCTTTGTGTGAGTTCAATTTGTCCAACTGTGCCTGGCTTAGTTTGGTTGCAATCGCGTAGTGACGAATCGCCATGATGCCAGCGCCAATACCAACAGCAACAGACAACACTTGGAGTACGTCATTCACGCCAAAACTGATTAGGGTTGCACTAATGGAAGCTAAGATTTTCTTTAGGCCAGTGACATCTAGTAGTGATACGACTAGTGCCTTTGCCTCTGATTCATTCATTGATTTCTCTCTTATGGCTAGTTAATTAGTTCCCCCATAAACAGTGTATCTAGTTGAGTTTTAAAGGGGACTTATGGCATTTCTAGTGCGGAGATATAGAAGTTCAGAAGGCAAGAAATAGAAAACCCAGCACAATGGCTGGGTTTAATAGGGTTGGGATTAGCTGGTAGGCGGTGTTGGCCACGGGTTTTGTGTTTGAACTTTTTCTCTTTCTTCAACCGCTAAGTCCATGAGTCGATTATATTCAGATTGATCTCCCATGTGCTTTTTGATTTCAGCTTCTTCAATATATGGACGTACTCTTTGTGTGTACTCTAACTGCCGCTGCTGCGCTATATCGGTTCGTTTGATTTGATACACATCACTCGCAGTTTCTATTCGCCAAATGCCGTTATCTAAAATCAATTCATCGTTAATATGACAATCCAACTGTTGATAGTTATCTATATTGAGCACATGCTTCCTACCACCACTATCAATGAAAAACGTGGTATCCATACTCACATCAACGATTTCCCCGCCCACTTTACGTGCGTGTTCAAATGGAATGTCGGTGTCTATACCATGGGTTCCAAAGGCAACAGGGTAATCATATTCAAAAATTATCTTCATGACGCCCCCAATTTAATTAATGACATGCAGGCTCCACCGTTGTCGTTATCACCATAAAAAAATGACAGTGAGCCATTGGCTCCAAAAATAAAGACATGAATCTGAAGAACATCATCTTTGTTTAATTCAACAGGATGACTGAGTGATGCGGTTGTATCTTTATTTGAATATGCTTGAAGAATGTTCACACCGAAAGCTTTTAGCTCGGAACGTTGTTGGCCATTAACAAACACAGCCATTGACCAAAATGCAAAGTCGCCTGTTCTTAATTTCTCCCAGCAACGTGTTGCTGCATTAAGAAGATACTTCCCCGTTTCCGGAACGGTTAAGACTGCACCTGGTATAGGGTGAAACACTTGGTATGCTGCATTATCAATAAACCCAACTGCGAATACCTCTTGAGTTAAAATATTTTTGAGCTGAGTTAAATCAGATTGAATAGGCGCTAAGTGCAATTCATTTAACTCAGTTTCAGTCACAAACTCTCCGTGCTTAAAGATAACATCTCCAGCTTCACCAGATATCGACGCTTTCAATGTCACCATACCGCCGATACCTTTGGCGAGTGCCACTTTTGGTGTCGAGCATTCGATCACTGCCTGGTTATTGCTATCAAGCACATGGATTTGGTGTAGGTACTCATCAAAGTGCTGCTCAATAGGCAGATTCAAGATGAAGGTTAGTACGCCATTGTCATCGTAGTAACTGGTTTCAATGGTGTTTTCATAGAATGAATACAGTGATTCACTTGGTGCGTCATGGGTTAACGCACCAAGGAGCCGATACTTGGTTACAGTATTTTTCAGCTCACCGTTTAAAATGTCTATTCCGTGCTGAGTCGGAATAGCTTGCAGTGTGCTCATACGGTGTCTCCTATTTCAAGTTGCCATGTGATGGCGGTGCAGCACAGAAAGGGGGCTTCAGCTTCTAATTCAAGCTGAGAGCTAAACTCTGGCTTCATCGTTAAGGCCGTAGCCAGTTCAAATTGTGTCTTTGCATCAAACGGATAAATCCAATGAAACTCGGTGTGCGGCAGTCGTTTTTCTTCTAGCGCTTTAAAGGCCAAGTCATTGTTGTAGCTGTACAGGTTTATCTTGATGAGATTGGGGTTCGCGACTTCATCAAAAACCACACCTTTTGAGCCCATGGTCATCAAGAGTCGTTGATAGTCTGAAATCTTCCAGCCAAATTGCTGCTCTTCAAACTCAGTTAATAGCGACAGTTCAATATCGTCATGGGTTTGCTTGAAGTCTTTGGCCATGCCTTTGATGGTGTTGGCCAGCTCGACGTTCTCGGTGTCTTGCCAATATTCGCCTTTGGGTAATAGCCCACGGTAGGCGTTTTCAAAATCACCGGCACTGTAGTTAATAATTAAGTCGGCGGTGTCCACGTTACGCCTCCTAGCACATGTATCTGGTTTTTATCAATGGCGACCTCACCAATAGGAGATCGAACAATGAAGTTGTTGGTCACGGTTGAAGTGGTTAACACAATTTCAGTGTTGGTGATGGATTCAGGCTTTTGGGTTATCGGGTCAATTTTGCCCATTTTCCCTTTCACGAGATTCTCCAGTGCGGTGACCACATCATTACGTATGGCTTGGTCTTGAATGCCTTGTATCTCGATGTTGAGTGGCACTTGCTTTGGTAGATGAGCGATTGGGTGACAACCTGCCAGTCGGTTACGCTCAAAAGTGTCTTGCACTAACTTGACCACTCCTGCGCTTAAGGTCGGGTTGTTTTCTCGCGCACCGATATACACTTCCACCATGCCTCGCTGTGGGGTGTTGTCGAGCGCCCAGGCAAAGTCCACATCGGAGTGAGCAGACACGGCCCAGGCTTGGTAATCTTCTGATTTACCGATGAGCTCATTCTTTTCAAACGCTACGATCACTCTTGAACGCCAGTGCTTGAGTTCTTCAATGTTCGCGCCACCTGTCACCCCTTGTGAAACCACACGGTTTGGGTCAATTCCGCTGAGCCCTTTGCTTAGCGTCAGTATTGCGCCTGCAGGTAAGTTGCTATCAATACCCGATTTAAGCGCGATGACTTCGACCGGAGCATTGCTGTATTGTTCTTTGGTGGTTTCATACTCGTGATTGGCATGCGTTAAGCGGGTGCCTTTTTTGATCACCACCGTTCCGCCAAGCTCAGTGAACTGGACTCGACCTGTTGCGAATGTTGGCAGTAGTCGAGGGGCTTTATGGCGATTGGCGTGTAGGTATAACCACTCTTCAGAGCAAGTCTCTGGGTGCAGCTGTCTGAAAAGCAAATCTTGATAACCATATTGCCCATAGCTGACACCAGCAATGGCAGCGGCTATCCCTTTGGTCGCAGGGTTGTTTTGCCCAGTTTCAGATACCAGATTGGCTTCTGCGCGAGCTATTAACTCATCTAAGCTTCGTTGTGTACTCATTGGTTAACCTTTGAAAGTGGAACGTCAAACTGAGAGCCATCGGTTAGGGTGATCATCACATTTCGACCCATTTGGTTTGGCTTCTCTCGCCATACTGAAACTTCAACCGCTTTGGCATGACCATCGGTAATGAGCCAAGCGAGCGACTCTTCACAAAACCGTTTAGCAAGGCTTAATGTTTCGTCGGTGAGCTTTGCTCGCTTGAGTGTCCAGTCACGAGAGCCGACCACGTTTATCAACTCATTGCTCCAAGTGCCGCCGCGCTCATTGCTTGCCATACGGGCGCGATCGTTTTGAGTGGATTCGGCATAGTTGTAAACACTCTGCAGAACAGCGTGGGTTAATCCCTCTTTAGAGCTGAGTGGTGCCGTCAGGGCGGTTAAATTGAAATGGCTCATCCTTTGTTTGGCCCCTTGGTGGTTCTTGTTGTCCCGTCGTCTTTGTAGTCGTGAGTATGTTTCTCAACGCTAACGCCGCCGAACGTACCGGATGAACCACCCACCGAACCGGTTACATTCACATTCTTCATGACTTTCAAATTACCGCCTATCTCTACATCACCAGAAAACTTGGACTTAGGTGCAGTAACGTTCACAGCCGTTGCGTTCACGGTGGTTTCTTGTGCCGATATCACTTCTAACTTTGCGCAGGCGTTTATCTTGATGCCTTGCTCAGTGAAATGAACAAGGTTGCCTTTGTCATCGAGCATCGCGACTTCACCAGGCTGTAACTCTATTTGGTGGCGTTCGTCTTCTACGTTCACGGTGATGCCGCGAGATGTGGTTCCACCAATGAAAAGGTTGTAAGTTTTCGCACCTGGTAGTGGGCGACTCATAAACCCGTAGTTGTGCACGCGTTTTATCTTGTCGTTGGTTCGGCCTGTCGCGGTTTTGATTTGTAATCGGCCTGTGGTTGCACCTGTGACAGTACCGGTGCCAATCACGTTTTTGATTCTGGCCATTAATCGCTGTTGTTGCTGCAGAGCACTAGACATAGCTTTGCTCCTTAAACGGCCTAAACAGCTCAACCGATGTTTCTGTAGAGCTTTCAGATACAGATAGGCCAAGCGACTTGATCACCAACATTTCACTAAAGCTTTGCTCTTGGTCAGCCACTCGAATCACGCGGTTTAAACCATCAATAGCCAACTCGGGGAAGATGTCGGCAATCGCGCTTGATGCCGTCAGGCTTTGAGCTATGGCAAGGTTGCGCTCATATTTAGCACGAGACAGGCAAGCTTCACGGTTTTGTAATTGGTCACAGGTGATCACCATAGTGCGTGAGCTGTCGACGTTTGGATTGATGACCTGTGCGCTTGCGTCATCCCACTGGCCTTGCACATCAATGGTGTGAAATTGCTGATTGAAGGTGCGCTTGATGTTCAGGCTGTCGATGTTGTTGCCCGTTTCTAGGCCGATGTTACTGATAGTTGCATGTGCGGTGTTTTCAATGGTCAACACGCCACTGCGCTCAACCAACATAAAACCTTGCTCTCGGATGAGTTGTGCCACGTTCTCTACGGGTGATTCGGCATTTATCTGAAACTCAGGGATGACCGGCATACTCTTCACTAGGCTTTTCACTTTTAAGCCAAATGGCTTGGCGACATGGCGAAGTAGCTCTTCCACGTTCAAGTTATAAAGTGCATCCATCGTGATACGTGAATCAATCATGTTGGCACTCTTTGAACGGCCTGAAATGGAAACAGCGTGAGTGCTTGAGTCAGTGTTTGAATCCACACCATCAATCTGACCAATCAGAATCGACTTGTCGTTAAGGAAGAACTCAACCGACAACGGGCTTTCAATACTCATAGGCTCAATTGAGCAACTGAACGTGTGGGCTAGCTGTTCTATGGAGTAGTTGAGATTCGCTTGATAGAAGGTGCGCGGCTTGCCATCAATGTGCATCGTTAGCGTGTTCATGACACATCCCTCACGGCAATGTCACCACGAATGAAAAGCGGGTGCTGCAGTGCATTCATTTTGGTGATGACTTTTTCTTGAGTGAACTCATCGTGCGCAATCGTCAGCGCAGACTGAAAGCGTGGTGACTGTACCGTTCTATGGGGCGCGGTTCCGCTGACCACCTTATCTTGCTGAACCTTCACATTGCTTTTCAATGTCGTGGCCGCGTCGAACAACTCAATGCTTTCAAGCGTCGACACTTTGGTGGTTTCTTTGATGCGCTCATCGATACCGACAATCAAAGTAGACAGATCATTCTTGATGGTTTCAGGCTGCTTAGCCGACTTCGTAATATCAAAGCGGTCGCCTTTCTCTAGGTGTGTGATGTCTTTGTTCATCTTCACTGCGCCCGTCACCATTTGCACATTGTGGTGCTGAGTTGGCGAGTCCGGTTTCACTTCACCTAGTAGTAAAGCTTGAGCACTGCGCGAGTTGTCTACCGCTTCATTACCTGAGCTAGGCTCGGCTTGAACACCATCGGCCACTGCATCCACTGACGCAGAAAACAGATCAGCGAACTCAGTTGGATTGGCGCTGAGGCTACTCACTGCAGAGAATGCTTTATTGATGGCGTGGTTAATGTCTTGAAGGCTTTCATCTTCAAGTTTTAAGCGGTTGGTGATGTCGACCAACACGTTCAGGGCGCTGATGGCATGATTTTGAACCCGGTGAATGTTCGATACATCCAAGCCTTTAACTTGTTTTGCGAAAGAACGCTTCGATAAGCTCTCGACCATGTTGGCCTGCGTTTTTGTGCGAACGGATGTCGGTGCAGTGATTGAAGGGGAAGAGCCAGCGCGAGCAAACTTCAGGCTCAGCGTGACCAATCCTTTCTTGGTACTGATGCTTTGCGATACATCTTCAAAGACAAGCGGCAGCTCACCCAACCAAGGATGTTCTAGCTCGCCTGTTGGTGTTGCTTCTAGGTTTTCAATGAGGGCATTTGCATCGGCCAGAGAACTAGAGCCAACGAACACAGCTTCAATCGTGTAGGTACGGGCTTTCGTTCCCATAACTTTGATGTGTGGTAGCTCTGCGTAGGGGATCTCGCTCACTTGCAAGCGCTTACCACCATCAAAGGCGATCGAGAGGATATTGAGCTTAAGCCCATTCCATCTAGCGTGCTCGTACTGTCGTTCCCACATCAAAAAGCCACCAACTACAGAAGAAAATCAGAATTAGGCAGCGAAATAAAATTAGTGATGGAGTTGGACGCTCAGGCCCTGTTCGGACTCACCCTCCCCTCCACACCAAAATTCCACACTGCAATTATGCGATCTTAGAACCGCATTTCATTTCGGTAGTTGTATTGGAACACAGCCCCCGATGTATCTACATCGAGGGCTGTTTTAGATAGGGGATTTAGAGATCGTCCGAGATCGTTTTTGTGCGTTTTTTAGAAAAAGGTGATCGTTATGATTTACTAGGATAGGAAGACAAAAAAAGCCAATGCATTCGGTAAGAATACATTGGCTTTTTAAGGTTTATAG